AACATATTTATACTAATAGCTATAATTATGTTTCCAAAAGTATTACTTATTCCTATTGGAGTAATAGTAATACTAATCTTAGTATTCGCATTAAAAGAAATATTAAAGTGAAAACTTATAAAATCAAAAACACAAAGATAATGGTACAGGCAGAGTCTGTAGGTCATGCATTATCTTTATTTAATCAATTAGGCTATTATCCTTCTTACTCTTCTATAGTAGTAGTAAAGTATAGATAGGATTTTGCCGCAACTTATTTCAACAATGAAAAACCTAGAAGAAAAAAGATATCTTATCGTAGATATAAAAAGAAATGAGCCATTATATTGGACTCATGATGAAAACAATAATAGTGTTGTGCCAGTACATTGGACACTACATCAAGCAAACTTTGAGCTTGTAAGACTTATTGGTGACATGAACTCTAAAGAATCTACCAGACATTATTCTAAAAAACAAAGAAAAAATCCTTATAAATATTTTAAGATTGCTGAATACAAACCACTTAATTACAAATCTTATGGAATATTAAAAGATATCTCAAGTCATGTAAATACTATTGCGCTTAATGAAGCTTGTCAAGATTTACTTAAATCGTATTACAGATCTTTTTGTACAAAAGATGGTAATGAATATACTGAACAAGATGTTATAGATAACTTATCTATAGAAGATATAAAACTATTAGATAAAAGATTTAACGTTCTTCAAAATATATTTTATCCCTTAGATGTAGAAGATTAATCTTTTGAATACCTGACCTCTTAAAAACTCTTACAGGAAAAACTTAGAGAGATCGCTCACTCTGTTCGCTCTAATTATATTCTCCTTAAATTAATATTTTTTTAAATCTTTAGTACAACCCGATACTAAAGTCAAACAGTCGTGAAGGAACGGCAAGGGTTAAAGTTATGGCTAATTTATCTAAATTATCTAAAGCAGAATTATTAAAAATGGTTAAAGAACAAAACCAAAGCATTGAGCAGCTTAAAAATACCAAGAAACAATCTTCAGGTATAAAGTTTGCTAAAGGCTTTTTTGTTCAGAAACAAGACTCAGAAAAATTCAGCGCATCTATAAATGTTTATGCTGATGAAGCTGCTGAGTTCTTAAAAGCTAACGCAGATGACAAAGGCATATGCAAGCTTTACATACTTGAAACAGAATCAGACAAAGGAGCTTACATAGCCTTGTCTAAACAAACTAAAAAGCAAGTCGTTGCTAACGAAGCAGATGACATGCCATTCTAGTTTTACAAATTGAAGGAGAATCGTTTTATATGGTTCTCCTTTTTTTGTTTTATTTATTATTAAAAAATCTTAATCATGTATGAAGTTACTATCACAATCATTTTCACAGTTACGCAAGTCTTTATGTTTAACGCTCTTCCAGGAGGTATTAAAAATTACCTTGCGTATTACCCTATGTTGGCTGTTGGCATCAACATTGCCTTGTCATCTTTTATAATGGTTTTTGCCGGCATTGCCTATGGCTTCGGAGTAATTAATCTTGGCTCCAGCCTACTCTTCGGTCTATTTGTTTTGTACCACAAACATTCAAAAGGACTTATAAAATCAAAGAACAAATTCGGATTACCTATCATTAAAGAAACCAAAGTCTAAAGACTATTTAATCACTTTTAAAATCTAAAGCTATGAGCTACAGAGAACGACAAATTCAAAGACAACACATCATTAATCAGATTGAACAAATCAAAGAACTTTCACGAAAGTATTACAAAGCTAGAAAGAACTTAAAGAGAATCAACTCTAAACTAAAACAATCTAAAAAGCTAAACGAGATAAACGTTTGGCAATCACACCAGTACAAAACTGTACGTAACATTGAGCAGATGAAGATGAAATTCTTAGAAATGCTAGACAGATGTACTGATCCAGAGTATTCATTCTTCTGGGACAATCCACAAGAGCTACAAGCCTTATCTATTATTGATGATTTACCAAACGATTAAATCTAAACGATATGAGTATATTTAAAAATAAGAAAAGAATGATTGGGGATGTTATCAATGATAGCATTACCCACGTAAAGTTATGTTCAGTAACTAATAAAGATTATAGTGTTACCGTTACACGTAATCAGATGTACAGACATCACAATAAAGAACTAGCTCAGGATGTATTCCCTGAGCTTTCTAGCGAACAAAGAGAGTTTATTATATCTGGCATTACACCAGATGAATGGAATTTTATTTTCGGAGATAAATTTTAAATCAACAGTTATGAAAAGCGAAGCAGAACAAATCTATGATATACTAGATAAACTTACAAATGATTTAGTAGAACATAAAGGTTATTTATTTCAGCTTGTTAAATCAATTCAACCTGAAAAATATCCCGAATATGATAATTGGGATAGAGATGCAGGGGAATGTGTTCATATGTATATGAACGATTTAGTGCAGGATATTTTAAATATTAAAAACAAAAATAAATAGTTATGGGCTGTAGACAATATCCAATATGGATTGACGTAGAAGCATGTATCTACCAATCCAAAAAATCTTACGGAGCAAAGGACACCAACACACAAAGAATCTATGTTGGAACCAGTTCTAAAAACTCTCACTTATTAGCAGAGGTAATAACAACACGCAGAGAAGAGGGCGACAATGTCGTTTTCAAACTCAGCGTTGACAGAAAAGTAATCAAGAAGATTACTATGGACAAGAAGACAAAAACAATCATAGAAGATTAGTTTTTTATTTTTCTCCTTTTTTATATTTTATTTTTTAACTTTTAAAATTAAGTAACTATGGCACTTTATGGAGAGCGTAAGTTCAATCACGTAAACGATTTAGATTCACTAATGCCAACGGCAACTAAATCGTATCAACCAATAGCTTTTAGCGAGCTAACAGATATCGTAAAACAACGTTGCGATATGTTCTTTAACGATGAAGCAAGATCATTTGACTTTACAACAGACAAGACTGGTAATAAACAGTTCGGTGTATTTACATACCCTGATGTCAACAATCCTCAAATGGATTACATGATAGGTTATAGATCTAGCTATGATAAATCTATATCAGCACAGTTTTGTGGTGGAGGTTCTATATTAGTATGTTCTAATATGATGTTTGTAGGTGATGTATTTACAGCTCGTAAACATACTACATACATGATGCATGATCTTATACATAAAATTGATGGTATGTTAGATACTGTTGATAGTAGCTATGCAACACTTGAAGAAGATATAGATAGAATGAAAACTATAGACCTTAATAATGAGCAAGCAGCTAAGATATTAGGAGATATTACATTTAACAAAAGACTGATTGGTAGTTCTACCGCCAACTCAGCTATGAGAGCATGGCACAAATCCGAGTATGATGGCTCTGGATATTACGATGAGAAAAGCTTATGGAGATTGTACAATACAATTACAGAGAATACTCGTCAAGCTAATCCTCTTAACAGCTTTAAGATTAAAGAAGTTCACAAACACTTAATGGAACAATATGTCTGAAATTAAAATATCAACAACAGTAAACAACATGCCAATAGATTATTTTCTATTGCCAGAAATGCAAGAAAAGTTTACGACATTTCGCATTTCAAGTTTTGAGATTCAAAAAACTGTTTACTACTTTTATTTAGCTACATTCCTGGAAGATGGAATAGAAACACGTATTATATCAACAAATTTCAATAGCCATGTCAAAGATTAAAAATCATTATCATGATGAGATAACTAATGGAGATAATGACAATAATATACCTGCATTGTTATCTAAGAATACTATTTTGAATATAAAGCTGTTAATACATTTAGCAGCTATTAATTGCGATAAAGGATGGTGCAGTTTTTATCTGCCGCCAGACAAGCTAAAAGAACTTAAACATCTTAAAAATGATCTTGATAGATTATAACGTTTGGGATTATCATTTGGAAATGGAATACAAAGTATGTCAGGTTTGTGATGATGGTATGCCTACTAGCGATTGCTGTGGTGCAACATTTCACGAACCTGGATTTCCAGACAATGATATTTGTTCAGAATGTAAAGAGCATGCAGAACCATACAATTGCGATAACTGCAATGGAGATGTAGAGGTAGAGCTATGCTATGATGAAATTCTACAACTAGAATATAATGATGAATGTAATCGTGCAGATGATTTTATTAAAGACCAAAAAGAATCAAGATGAATGAATCTCAAGATAAATTTATAAAATATCTTATAGAAAAAATAAGAGATCATCATAAATGGTATATGAAATGTCAACCTGATAATCTTGGTTGGAAACATGCCGAAGGAGGTTTACGTGCATTACAGAATGCAATAAAATATTATAAAAAATTAAATAAATTAAAATAAATAATTATGGGAGCTTGTACATTTGGGGTACTTAAAGTAGGTAGATATAAAAATGCCAGCGAGGCATATAATGACGCTGTTGAAGAAGCGACATGGGAAGATGGTCATGATGGCTATAACGGAACTATATCTACTACACATGGATTTAGAACAGTAAGAACAAATCATAGATTTAACAATAAATCTTTTGATAAATGGGAAGAAGAAATGCTAGAAAATTTAGACAAACGTGATTGTGTTTGTTACGAATTAACCAATACAGCATTAAAAACAGCCAAAGAAAGACGAGGCTATAAAGGCAAACGTAACATTAAAGCCTTTTACTTTTTTGGATGGGCAGCTGAATAAATATAATTCTATGAAAATTTATACAGACTACACTAGTGTAGAAGAATGGAAACTTTACGAAGGAACTGTTAAAAAGCTTTGTGACTATATGCGTAGTCCAGAAGCTTGGAGCGATGAATTTGTAGGTAAATCAGATTTACAAATATTGAATGAAATAGAACTAAATCCTGATATATACAATGATGAATTGCGTTCTTGGTTATATGATAATTTTAGTGAGCCATATGGCGATTATACAGGCGAAGAAGGCACAAGTTTACATTTTAATGATATAAAATTTGACAGTAATGGTAACATACAATAATATTGAATTTGAAGACAATGATGATGCTGTAGAATATTATAGCGATCAAATTAACTTAAAGAGAGCAGTAGCAGTAGCTATTGATTCTGCATTTAGTGAAATACTTGACCAGATGAGAGAACATAAAGTTCCTAAAGAAATTGCTGAAGATGTATTTGAAGAGTGCAATCTTAATTTAACTATTGACTGTTATTAAAATAATACTATGAATAACGTTAAAGTATCAGAAAAAGAATTTAAAGCATATCTACAGGTTCAACAATCTGGAGTATATAATATGCTAGATAATGAGGCAATAAAAGCCACAGGATTATCTAAAGCTCAGTATATGGATATATTACTGAACTATAAAAAATATTATGAACAATTTAAAATAGAAGAAAATGCCTAATCATTGTAGTAACTGGTTTTATGTACAAACTAGTGATAGTATAGAATGTAAAAAACAGTTTAAAGATTTTATAAAAAAATCTGTAATTCTTAAAGAGGAAAAAGATAATATAAGCTTATCTAAAAAACATGATAACTTTCATGGTTCTTTATACACTTTTACTTTTGATGGAGGAGTACCAATGCCTAAAGAATTAGATGTACGTAAAGGATATCCACCTACAGAAGAAGAAAAAAAACAATTGAAATCTAATATTGAAAAATATGGATATGAAACTTGGTATGAATGGAGATTAGTTAATTGGGGAACCAAATGGGATGCGTACGATTATTATATAAACGAAGTAAATGATACCTATTTTGAAGTATCATTTGATACTGCATGGTCGCCTCCAACTGCTTATTACTTAGCATTAAGTAAGAAATATCCATTGTTACGTATAGAAGTAGAATACTCTGAATCAGGTATGGACTTTGCAGGAAGACAAAGTTATTTTGATGGAGAACTTGTAGATGAAGTAGAAATGAGCTGTAGTAAATATGAGTTTATAGAAGACCCAACATCATGGTGGGATCGTTTTTACGACTACGCCCAAGAGGGATTGTACGGAACACTTGAGGATTTTAAAGATCATTATTCAGATCTATGGGAAGTAATGAAAAAAGGAGATAGATTAAATATTAAAACAACTCTAGAAAAATATGAAAATGAAGAAGCCAATAGCTAGTCCTGATACGGACACATCTTTTGTATACGAGGGTAAGATTAAAGTTTATACCTATTATGGCGGAGAAGCGCCTAATAGGGTAAACTACTGCGACAATTTGATTCAAGCATACCATGAACAAGAGGGAGCTGAACATTATGAAGCAGAGATTATGAATGTAGAAATCGCAACAAAAATGCTTAAAGGCATGTTAGAATGGAGCGATAGAATAGGTTCTGATGAAATAACAGAAATCAGAACTATTATTAATTTATTAAATAAAGTATACTTATGACAGTTAAAGACCTGAGAGATTTTTTTCGTACTCTCTCCTCCGATGTTGAAATTATTGTTTCTCAAGATCCTGAAGGTAATGGATATAACCATGTTGATTACGATGTTGGGAGGCATAAACTTAAAAGTGGTAAAACCGCTATAGTTCTATACCCTGTAGATAGAGGGGTATTACCAGAAGAACTTTTTGATTTAGACTAAAACAATTAATTATGTGGTTTAAAGATTTATTTGAAGCCTATGATAGTTCTTACACAGCTTATGACGAGCTAAAGGCTATCAATGGCGAATTACAGTTTGTAAAATCACTTACTAGTGATAGTAACATGCCAGAGGCTGTAATCTTTCCAAGTGACGTAAAAACACTTGAAAGCGTATGTTACATTAAAATTATAAATGCAAATAAAGCATTGCACAAAGACTTGTATCAAAAGCTTATGGACTTATGCACGAGGTTTGTAAACAACTTTCCAAATCTTACGGATGATAAATTCGCTGATGAACTGTCTATTATTCAATCTAATCATTATTCAAATATCTAAAGATGGGTTTTTTACATGTAGTAAGAATTGCTGTTGCTTACAAACTTGTTAGTATTATCGGCACAGAAGTACATAGATACATCAAACAAAAAGTCTATGCTAAACAGACTAGAAACAATTCTAAAAATCGTTGGGATTATTACTTAGAAAACGAATTGCTTAAAAAGTATTCTAAGTATCTAAAGTCTTTTGGTGATATTAAGCTAGTTCCAGACTTTGCCGTTTCAGGTTCTATTGCTAACATTCCTAGACACGTTAAAATTAAAGTGTACAAGGATGACAAAGTAATAGCAACTATTGATTGTGAAAACAAACCAGTAATCAAAAAGATGTTTGATAGTCATTATATTGATACTGAAATTGTTAAATTTAAAGTAGTAACAAAAAATGAAGATATTGGAAAAGCAAACGGAAACCCTATGGAATCAACCAATGAACGTAATAACGGAGAGGTTGAAGGAGATCCATCGGTCTTACAGAGAGTCAGCAGCATTATTGGGATGTCTAAAAGATTCTAATGAAGACAGCGTGTACTTTGAACTGCTTACGGAAGAACATCTAAAAGCTAGTGAAGCATTTAAAAATCTAGTTATCTCTATTGCAGAGCTAGATAACTTACTTGAAAACAACTACGAAAGTAAAATACACTTGAATTGATTAGCAAAGAAACTGTACTAAACAAAGTACAAGAGCTAGACATATTTCAGTATTATATTGACGAGCCTATCAGGATTAACAAACCTATTAAATCACCACTAAGGAACGAAAAGAACCCTAGTTTTGTGATATACAAGAATGATAGGCATCAGGTTGTATTCAAAGACTTTGCTGGTATACAGGGTTCATGTTTTGATTTTGTAATGGAAATGTACGGTCTTTCATTTAGAGAGGCTGTACTTAAAATTGCTGCGGACTTTAATATACAAGACGAGCAATCTACTCTTCCTACTCAGAATTACTTTAAGCCAAGTTATATTAGTAAACCAAAAAAGACTTTTGTAGAAGAAAAAAGCGATACACACGCTAAATACTTTAGTATTGTAGAAAGAGATTGGGAGGTAATGGATAAACGATTTTGGAGCCAGTTTGGAATCAATCGTAAGACTCTAGAACTATACAATGTTAAGCCTATATCTAAAGTAATCAATCATGTCAAAAATTATGAAATAGATGACAGTAGGTGCAGTATTATGTATGCTTACGATTATGGAAACGATAGATATAAAATCTACCGACCATTTCTCAAAAGCGGTAAAAAATACTTTGGCAATACCAAGAGAGAAAATATCTTCGGTATGGCACAGCTTGAAGATCCAGATATCAAAACAAGGGAAGTAATTCTTTTGTGCGCTGGACAGAAAGATGTTATGTCATTGTATAACAATACAGCATTTATAGGTATTGCTCTTAACTCAGAAACATCAGCATTAACTACAGAACAATACAATAGTATACGTTCTAAATGCAATCATTTGATTACATGCTATGACAATGATGATACTGGTAGAGCAAGGTCTGTAAAACTGTATGAAGAATATGGAATACCATACATTGATCTTAGGGAGATAACTAAAGCTAATGACATTGCCGAATACTTTCAACAAGGTGGTGCATATCAGCTACTTCATAAATTAGTGTTTTTTCATATTAACTGATTTTTTATTATATTTGTTACATATGATATACGAAATCAAAATTAAAGATCTTAAGAGAAGAATTGTTATGAAACTCATAAGAGAAGGTGTTGTAAAAGCATCAGAGGCAATTGATCCTGAAAAGGTTGTTGCCGCTTGGTACGTTACAGATCCTTATCAGCAGAGTTCTTCTATAGATCTAGTATATTAGACTAAATATGGTTATCCACATTTAGTATGTTGGTATCATGCTTTGATAGCGACACAGAATATTTTTATCTTTACTTTTTAATAATTATTAAATGAATTGAAATGGATTCAAGAAGAAATGAAATCATTATTGGACAATCTGTAAACCTAGCAAACGCTGCTTGTTTGAACTCTGAAACTTACAAGAAAGCTGTTAGTGTTGAAGAGAAAAAAGAAATCATGTTAAAAGCTATTGATTTCTATTATGATGTTATTATTGCTGCTAACGAAAACCACAAGGTTGAAGACACAGGCTACAAAAAGCCATACAACAACGGTGGTTATAAGAAACAGTATAACAACAATGGATACAATAAAAGCAATGCTAACTACGCTCCTAGCGATCCTAATGCAACAGCTAGTGCTGGACAAGTAAAGTGGGTTAAGGATATCATACAAAAGAATCCTAACGTACCTATGACAGAAGCACAGGAAGTTAGTCAAGCTATTGATGGAAATACTTTGTTAAAATCATCTGCTACGCAGTTCATTAACAAGTATAAATAATCTTTTAGTCATTTAGCCATGACTGTTCAGTAAAAAGGGGAGAAGGAGCATTTAAAGTTTCTACCTCAAGCTATCCATCTTTCTCCCTTTTTTACTTTTTACTTTTAAAATCTTTAAAATGAGCCTAAACCTTATTGATAGTGCCTATAGCAATGCTAACAATCTTGTCATTGAAAAGCGTGTATTAGGCAGTATGCTGAAAAGCTATGAATTATATACACAGTACAAAGACAAGCTACAAACTGAATATTTCTTTGACGAGAAGAATAAGGCTATATCTAAAATACTTACTGAAAATAACTTTAAAAGCTTAGACAAAGACGTAGTCTTAGATAAGCTATCAAGCTTTGAGATATTCAAGCTGTTGGATATACAGAAGGTAAATGATTACCTTGTAGGTCTATTAGATCATGGAGTAAATATTGACAAAGGATTAGAAGAACAGATTAAAGTTTTGCACGAACATCACGTTAGACGCAAACTACTTCTTCTAACTCAGGAAATATTTATGAATGTTGTAAACAAAAAAGATCTAAATGAATTATCAGAAAAAGCACGTAAATCAATCTTGGATATATTTGAAAATAATGCAAGTAGTAAATCCGCTTATGATTTGCTTTTGGATTTTCATAACAGTTTTAATAGTGATAAAAAAGTCATTAGAACAAAAATAAATGCATTAGATAATATCATTTATGGTTTTGATCCACAGACTATTACCATTGTTGCAGGCAGACCTTCTATGGGCAAAACTGCACTTGGTCTTAACTTACTACTAAATATATCAAAACAAGGCTTTAGAGTCCCTTTCTTTAGTTTAGAGATGTCTTTTAATCAACTGGTAACAAGACTACTAGCAATTGATAATAATGTTAATATATCTAACTTTAGAGAAGAAGGGTACTATTATAGTAAACAGAAGGACTTTGCCGATACTTTTGCTTTGATACGTGATGAATACATAATCATTGACGACACATCTAACAAACTTAATGATATTATAGCAAAGATTAAATATCTAAAGACTAAGCACGATATTGATGTTGTTATCGTTGATTATTTGCAATTGATAAGATATCAAAACAATAGTCGTAGTCGTGAACAGGAGGTTGCATACATATCTTCTGTAATGAAAAATGAGATTGCTAAAGAACTGAACATACCAGTTATTATGCTTGCTCAGTTATCACGACAAGCTGAAAGTCGCAAAGCTTCTAGACCTCAGATGTCTGACTTACGTGAATCAGGTAGTATTGAGAATGATGCAGATAACATTATTCTTATACATAGACCTGACTATTACGACCATAACACAATGAATGAGCCTGAACAAGAGGCAGAGCTTATTGTAGCTAAAGGTAGAAATACTGGTACTGGTATTGGCAGAACTATGTTTAACCTACCTACTAATCAATTTAAAGAATACGAAGAAAAAAGTAACTATAACAATTTATATTATGGCACAGGAAATGATTATACCGATCCGTTTTAGTGGTAGAAAAATAGTACCATACAATAGAGAGGTATGGGAAGCTACACTTGCTAGGTTTGAAGATAAGAACGCTCTTATAACAGTAAAAGAATATCACAATCATCGCAGTCTAAAACAAAATGCTTTTTATTGGGGATTTATTATTCCTTTAATTAAGGAGTTTTTAGATGAATATATAGGAGAGCCTATAACTAAAGATGATATACATTCTTATAATTTAAAGCAAATACTTGGTGATGACTTTATGGTAAAGGAGGTTTTATCTGTGCCGATTATTTCTCGCTCAGAAGGTAAGACTCCTAGCAAGATGAACTCCAAAGAATTTGGTATCTTTATAGCTAGTGTCCAAAAAATGTGGGCAGAATATGGTTTGTATATACCAGACCGAGATTCATATTATGGGAACCTAATTTAGATTAATGATAATGGAATACTTTTCTAACTTAACTGAAACTGAATTAACAGAATTTATAAAGAGATATGAGGAAACTCTATACTCTAACAGTACTGACTTTGACTTTAATGGATATAAGGTTACTACTACTTTTGCATCTTATATACTTAAATATTATGATTACTAGTATTAATTCATTGATAGACGCTATTGGAGATAGACCTACCAGTATACTTTGTGTATCTGGAGGCACAGCCATTAGAATGTATTTAAAATATGAAGATGATGCTTTTCATATATATAATAAGATAGATGAAGTATGGGATACTTATACATTATCAGAATTTATTTCTAAAAATAAACTTTTAATCAAATGCATGGAGAAAGGAACCTTGATGAGGGAATAATACATCCCTATGTTTGGGTAGGTTTATCAGACAACAAACCACCTAGAAGGATATTATTGCATGATACCTTTGATAAAATATGTGAACTTATAAATTCTCATTTTTCTTTTATTGATACTCACTTATTAGTTAGAAGCAGAAAGAAAGAATATATACAAGCCAGGCAAATGCTTTACGGCATACTTAGAGAACACTATAATGCTCCTTATATGTATATAGGAAAGAAATGCAATCTTGATCATTCTACTATAGTGCATGCTTATCAAGCGCATGAGAATGATTTATTTACAGATGCTGTATATAAAAACACTTACAATTTTTTAAAATCAAAACATTTAGAAAACCATGAAAATTACTAATGACAATTATTACTCAGACACAACACACTTAACAAACTCTATGTTAGGGTATATAAAAGAATCTCCTTTACATTTGGAGTTCTATCTAAAAGGCAAACTAACTAAGTCTACTGATTCATTGTCATTTGGTAATTACTATGATGAGTATTTATTAGAGCCTGATGTTTTTGCCGACAAATATGCCATTATGCCAGCAGGTATGCGTAGAGGCACTAAAGCCTACAAAGAATGGCTACAAGACAACAAAGACAAAGAGTCTATACGTTATAACGATTTCTTGACAATTAAGAATATGGCAGATAGCTTACAGAATTACCACGATATATATGAAATGCTTCGTATTGGTGAAAAACAAAAGATACTACAATGGGAGTATAAAGGTGTAAAGTGCAAAGGTAAGCTGGATAACTATATTCCTGGCGAAGCTATTGTTGATTTGAAGACAGCAAAAGAAGGTAGTATATCTTATTGGAAGCATGCCGTTAGATATCTTTATGACTATGACAGGCAAGCTGCATGGTACCAGTTTGGCGAAGGTCATCAGTTAGATTTCTTTTGGGTTGTACAAGAAAAGAAAGAACCTTATATTCCTATGTTGGTAAAAGCTACATCTGAAACATTGATGGAAGGTTATGAGAAATACAAAAAATTATTTGACTTGTATAAATCAACATTCATTGACAACAAATTTAATTTTAAAGATTATGTTAACTACTATGAAGTCTAATAACGATCTAATAAAATACTATTTAAAAAAGTACAACAACAATGTTCATATTGTTCAAGACGTACTATTTGATAATCACAAGATTACAATATCTATTAAGTCATTAACAAAAAGATTACCACGCTATGTACATAATATCAGATCCAGGAGATGAACAAGAATTTATATTTAGTAATGAAAACGATAAGAAATGAAAGTTAAAAATAAAAGTAGAATCAAGATAAACTCTGAACTTGATAATATTAAAATTGTGTGGGGTAATGATTTTTATAATCTAGATCCATTACAAAAAGCTGACTTATTAAAAGATTTATTACATCTAGTAGAAGAAGAATATAATCTTGCTGTTACAGATTTTAATGAAGTATTACGAAAGATATCTAAGTCATGACTATACAAGAAGGTAAAGATTATTTAAGACAAAACTGGAGGGATGGTACAACCTGTCCTTGCTGTACGCAAGTAGTAAAGCTTTATCCTGTAAAACTAAACTCTAGCATGGTTAGGGTATTAGGAGAAATGGTAAGGCTATCTAAGTTTGAAAGATACGTACATTGTATTGAAGAACTTAAAACTGTTAATGGTGATTATGCTAAACTTAGGCATTGGGGATTAGTTGTCCCCATGCCTAAAGACAAAGCACCCGAAGGTAAAAAAGCTACAGGTTATTGGAAACCTACCGATCTAGCTAGGCAATTTATGTTTGAAGGTTTGAAGTTACCAGAAAAAGTTTTTATATTTAATAATACTCAATACAGGGTTCATGATCCTGAATTGCGTATGATAACGTTTAAGCAAGCAATGAA